ATGATCGACAAATTCAAATCCTTCTTGTAGAAGTCAGAGTAACCGTCTCTACCAGTTACAGATTCGTGATGCAGACGCACCCATTCCATAACTGCTTGTTGACCGGAAGGAGAAATAGGATTGTAAAGAGCTAGACTCATGTCCTTCCATTCTGCTTTGCCTTTTAACTTGCGATACACGTTCATGTGTTCGATCTTGATTTCGTTCAAGGTAACACCAGGAGCGTCGGCTTTTTTGATCATGTAAGAAGGAATACCATCTACATACATGATGAACCTGTTATTAACAGTGGGTTCAAACGCCGTAAACATTATTTCATTTGGATCCAATACTGGCATGTTATATTAATTTAATTCTTTTATAAATATTATATTCTTTATTTTTTTCTAAGACTTGTCTTCTGAACCGGCTACAGATTTTTGCATACCTTGTTTGTAGTCAGGTTGTTGATGTCCAGCTTCGTATCCAATTTCGTCTTCCATTCCCTCTTCCTTTACTGATTTGTCTTTTGCCATAGCTTTAACCAATTTTTCCAAAGCTTCCAATCTTTCTTCGACAGTTTTTTCTGTTTTTTCTCCCTCCATTTTAGGAGCTTTAGAAGATTTCATGCCTTCTACTTTTGGTTTAGATTCGCCAGTCATTTTCTTTTCTTTTACTGGAGTGAATCCTGCGCCAAAGTTTTGTTTGGCTTCTTTCAAAGTCAATTGTTTCTTAACGCTCTCGTAAAGGTGAGCTGGTACCGCGATTCTTATTCTTGTATTGTCGTTCATGTTGTTTTTTTTCTATCGTTTAGTTATTATGATCCGAATGATGCTCCTGTTGGCAAGATGTTGAAATCTAATTGAATAAATTCAGCAGTTCTTGTTGGTTGTAAGTAGATAGATCCAACTAATTGATTTCTATCGATTACGTCATGCGTATTGTTTGTTTCGTCCATTACAACTTGGAAAGCGTAAAGACCTTGTTTTTGTTGTACAAATTCCAAATACGGATTAACTTGATTCAAGAATTTGTTACGAGTTATAGTTGTATTAGGTTCGAATACCAATTGGTTAGCGATTTGCTTGATGTATCTCTTAAGAGCGATCAACAATCTTCTAACGTTAACTCTGTCAAGAGCTGATGGTTTGTCTTGTAGTGTTTTCTGACCGTAAACAACTGTTCCAACTCCAGGGAATGTAGCGATAGGATTAACCTTTCCTGCGTACAAGAAGTTTCTATCGTTAACGCTTAGTCTTCTTTCTGGTTGTAACACTGTTGAAAGACCTCCTCTGTTAAGACCTGCTGGTGCAAACCATTCTGCAGATATTTTATCGTTGTATTCGTATACAGCTGGGATTAGTGTGGATGGTGGAACAAAGTTTAATTTACCAGTTTCACGACTTCTAAGTTGTACCCAAGGCCAATAAGTTGCTGCGTAAGAGTTATCGTATGATTGAGCTTGTGTTTTAGCTTGTGTCATGCTTTGGCCGTATCCAACCGTATCTACTACAGCGATATTGTCTCCTCTTGTTTGAGCAAGAGATACCAAACTATTTACAGTTGATGGAGCATTTACCATTGTTAAACCAGGTGCGTATATCACATTGAAATCATACGCATCTTGGTTGCTTAATAAGCTTATTCCAATGTTATAACTTGTTGGGAATACGCCTTGAATGTTCGTTGAACTTACAGACACTGTTGAAGTGGTGTTGGGTATTGCTTCAAATAGATTGATAGCAGCTAATCCATAGCATCCCCAAATAGCTCCATCAGCACCTGCGAATCCTCCATTTAGGGATCCGGAGCCTAATAACGGCATTGAAGATGTATATGCTGAATTAATATTTCCGCTTGTATCAAAATAATTAGGTGTAGGTCTGTTAACGGCCTTTACTCTAACGTATTTAGATTTGTTAGCGTAAGATCCACTTAACTGTAGATAGCTATTTCCAAATTCGTCTGTTAATATAGTTTGGCTTTGATCTCCTATTATGTATGATATGTAGTTTGGTTGATTAGGATCCAAAGAAAGATTTGTCCAACTCTCTAACACTGTTTTACTGTTTTCATAGTCATCGCCTCTTCTAATGATCAAACTGAATTGACCAGATCCAGAATCTGATGCTACTACTTCGTATCTGATATTTGATGACGAACCTGATGGGAGCAAACCATTTAGAACTGATGCTGTAGCATTATTCATTACGATGCCGTAAGAAAGTGTTTCTAAATCGAATACGTTTGCGCTTACCGGTTGAGTAGGAGTAGATAGAGCTGCTTTTAAAACAACTGTAGATCCAGCGGATCCTGTCGCTTGTCCAAAAGCAAGACCCGTATAGATTTTAATACCTCCACCAACTCCTGCAGAAGATCCACTAATTTGGATATTTGTTCCGTCTGAGGAAGCCGTTATCGGTAAATTGGCACTTGCTACGTAAGTATTAATAAAAGATATTAAAGATCCTGACCACTGATTAGCTGTATAACTACTACCCGCGTTAGGACTAAAATACCCGTAGCGAATTGTATCTGTATAGTATGTGTAATTGAATCCAAATGCAGCTGGCATTAGATATGTGTATACTCCATTTGCGATAAACGTAATTGGCATACCAGAAGCTGTAACAAAAGATCCTGTAATATCAGCAATAGGAATTTTTGCGTTAGCAAATGTACCAGCTACTGCAGCTATATTACAAGGAACAGAGGCTGTCGCCGCCGTATAAGATCCGGATACTACTCTGGTAACGAGCAAAGAATCTCCACCTTGTTCAAAGTAGTTCAATGCTGCCATACTTGTTAAGTATTCGTTGCTAGTGCCTCCTGATACGAATGCTGCTCCAAATACTGCCTTGTATTGAGAATACGACGTAACGTAAGTTGGGATATTTACTGGACCAGTAACAGTTGGGCCTAATAAAGCTGCTCCTGCAGCTATTGGACCTTGTGTTATCTGACTCAAATCGTTTTCATTAAGAAAAACGCCGGGTGATATTAATGTTTCAGCCATGTCTTTATTTTAATTTATTGTTTTGGATCTGATAATAAATATCGGCACTTTAATCAAATTATCGATTGATTTCTCCAGTTTCAATATTTATCGAGATGTTGCCGTATTTGGATTTTAACTCTTCAAAAAGAACTGATTCTTGTTTTTTGATGTCTATAATCTTGGCTTTTTGTTGATCTATTTGATTATCGATAACTATCTTTTGATAGCTCAATTCTCCCAAGATAGACGCTACTTCTAAGCTGTCTTGCTTGATGAATTCAATTCTTGCTAATTCGTCTTCTGTAATTTTTTCCATAACGTTGGATTTTTGTAACTTGTTTTTTCTTGAATAAATATATTAATTTGTGTGTAGTTTATTAGTGAGCTTTTTTAGCGTCCATCTTTTTTGGACCTTTTTTTTTATTATACTTTCTTTTTTTTGTTTCTGACTTAACAATAAATTCTTCTTTTTGCGTTTTTGGAACTAAAATTTCTGGAGCTTGCGTATTCACGTGAGTTGTTTCTGGAATCGATTTTGGATTGAAACCCGATTGCTGGTTTTGTTGGCTTAGATTTTTTGGATAAAATTTAATAACTAGCCAAATAACTGCTAGTATTAAGATCGATGAAATAATAATTGTCATAATTTTTATTGTTTATTTATAAATATATAAAAAATTTGTAGAGATTATTTTTTTATTTTATTGGTACAATTAAAAAGTTGCTATAATTACTAAACCATCTCCACCTCTTCCACCACTTCCACCAATAAATCCCGTAAATCCTGCGCCGCCACCGCCACCGCCGCAGCCATATGATCCATTACCACCCTTTGTTCCAGCACCGCTACTACTTCCAACTCCACCCGATCCTCCTAAATTATAAAAAGGTTTCCAAGAAGTAATACCACTAGATCCTGATACTAATAAAGGCGATATGGCTGTTGCTAATATACTGGTAAAAATATTATTTGTATTAGCTCCACCCACTGCCCCTGGACATGTTATAGTAGTTGATAATGGTGTTACATCAAATGCTAATGGAGCTTGAAGTCCGGCTATAGATGAATAATTACCCAATGATAATAGACCAGCAACCGCGGTTGATACTACTAATTCTCCAACTCCATTTGCCCCTGCTACTGTTGCCGGTTGTGCTGATGTTGCTCCACCCGATGAGCATACTACATTCATAGCAGCTGCTGAACTCGGTGTTATTGATACAAATGACCTGTTTCCAGGAAAACCTTGTTGGGCTACAGTAGCAATAATGCCAGTTGCTCCTAATCCTCCGGGTCCAGGTTGTATATATAGTATATCAGGTAATACATTTGCTGGAAATATTACTTTAGTTACCGCACCCGAGCCTCCCGATCCTCCACCACCTGCTCCTGTACTATTTCCGGGTCCACTATTTCCTCCTGCACCTCCTCCAATACACATTATCCAAATAAACTTACAGTTTCTTGGTCTAGTCCAAGTTTGCCAATCAGTAGTACCTCTAGCATAAAATATATTTATGTTATCTTGTTGTCCAGGTATATTAAATACGTCTAGCATATTATTAAAAACTTGTTGTTATTATTATAATTCCGTCGCCGCCTTTACCACCAGCCCCTGCTGTTCCACTATAAGATGTTCCACCGCCGCCACCCCCGCAACCAAATGCTCCGTTTCCACCATTTCCTGCGTTTCCAATATTTGTTCCTGTTGCTGCACCTCCACCACTACCTCCCATAAAACCTAATACTGGTTTATATAGTATAATTCCATCTTTGCCATTTGTGGGAGCCGCACCTGATGTTCCTGCTGTTAATGTGAGAAATGGTCCTGATCCGTTAACAACACCGCCAGCACTCGCAGGCGATACTCCCCATGCTGCTGAAAATAGTATGCTTGTTGGAGTGGTTGTTGTACTTTGAGCTGCAGCTGATCCAGCTGGTCCTGCTAATGCAATAAATGTTCCTAAATTTAAAAATATAGTATTTGCCGTTGTTGTTACTGTTTCACCTGCACCACCAGTTCCACTTGCTGTATCCGAACCTGATACACCTCCTCTTGATGATACAGCTCCTGATGTAACTACTATATTTGATATGGATGATGTATCTGGTATTAAACATACAACAGATCTTTCTCCGTTACCTCCATTTGATTGGGATCCTGATAATCCTCCTGCCCCTGCTGTCCCTCCTACTCCAGTATAAACGTATAATATATCTGGTAGTATGGATGCTTGAAATTGTGCTCTTATAAGTCCACCACCACCACCTGCTCCGCCTGCACCACGTGTGGCAGCATTAAGTCTTTGTGCACCCCCACCACCCCCTGCTCCCGATCCAATACACATTATATTCACAAACTTAGCACCTCTTGGTTTAAGCCATGTTACCCAAGAACCTGCGTTTGTAAATGTTTGTGTATTTACATTACCACTATTTTGAAAGTATGATAAATCTAACATTATGTTATTGTTGTTATTATTACTAATCCATCACCGCCTTTACCGCCATTACCACCACCACCTGGTGTAGCTGTTGATAATCCTGCGCCACCGCCTCCGCCTCCGCTACCGTACCAGCCATCACCTCCTCTACCTCCTTTTGTTGTTAATGAACTAGCACCTCCTGCTCCTCCCATTCCACAAAATGGGTTTAAAGATCCATATCCACTATTTCCTACCCCACCGGGCGCTAATCCTCCTGATACGGGTGATAGTAGTATTACACTAGCTGGTGCTAGAGTAGATCCATTAAATTGAGATGTATTAGCATTTTTACCTGCTCCACCACTACCTCCTGTTACTATATTTGATGCTAATGCTATAGGTCCTGCTGCTGGAGCATTTAATACTCCAGCAATTGTGCCTGCTACACCTGATGAAGCTACTGCTAATCCTATACTTGTAAAAGCGTTATTTGTTAGTGTCCAAACAGTACCAGCTGCTCCAGCTGCTCCTGCAGTGGTAGTTGTTCCGGCGCCACCTGCTCCTGCTCCAGTTGTAGTTGCTGACTGCATTATTATGGCTGTTGTTGTTGTTGATGGAGAAATAGA